GGGTAGGTCAAGAGAAAGAGGTTTATGCTCATAGGGTAAGGGAAGATGTTAAGATTAACCTTAAATTATGGCAAACTCAATATGAATATCTATTAAGAATCTATGATGGAGACAAAGATACTACTAAAGCATTTGTAAGATATTTAATGTTCAAAATGGATTGTGCTGCAGAACAAGAATCTGTAGCTTGGAAATTAGATATTCCTCAGTGTAAGAAGAACTTAGATATGTTTGAAGCTGAATTAACTATTAAAGAGAATATTTTAATAGAGCTGATGCCTGAAGAGATTAAGTATAGAAGTTATAAAAAGCCTAAAGTCACTCACAAACAAGATGGAACTCTTAGTAAATTAGGTACTGCTTGGTATGAAACTTTAGATGAATTAGGATTAGATGAAGATTTTGATGATGTTATTAAGATTGAAAGAAGCAGAGAACCTGGTAATCCTAATAGTCATGTTCAATTAAAGAAATGGCTATTTGAATTAGGATGGAAACCAGCTACTTATAAATTTGATAAAGATAAAGTCACAGGAGTAGTCAGACAAATACCTCAAATATCTTTACCCTTTGGTAAAGGTATATGTAATAGTGTAAAGCTATTGTATGAAGCAGAACCTCAACTAGAAGCTATAGATGACTTTTATGTGATTGAGCATAGAATAGGTATCTTAAAAGGTTTCTTGAGAAATGTGGACAAGTATGGGTATTTACAAGCTCAAGTAGCAGGTCTTACTAATACTCTTAGATTTAAACATGCTGTATTAGTTAATTTGCCAGGTTATACAGGCAAAGGAGATTGGAGAGATGGTATTCACATCAGAGGATTACTTATAGCACCTGAAGGTTATGTATTATGTGGTTCAGATATGTCTTCATTAGAAGATAGAACTAAGCAACATTATATGCATTTCTTTGACCCAGAATATGTAAAAAGTATGCAGACACCAGGATTTGACCCTCATTTAGATTTAGCTGAATTTGGTTATGAAATGACCAAAGGGCAAATGGGAGTAAGTCCAGAGAACATAGAATGGTTTAAACAGTGGGATGATGATAAAGTATATACTAAAGAAGAGCATCACATACATAATGTTCTTAAAGGAGAAAGACACACCTTTAAGACTGTTAATTATGGTGCTGTATATGGAGCAGGAGCACCTACAATGAGTAGAAGTTCAGGTATGCCAGTAGATAAATGTACTGTATTATTAAAAGCTTATTGGGAAAAGAATTGGTCTGTTAAGGAAATAGCTAAAGCTTGTGTAATTAAGACTTTAATTTATACTGAGTATGTGCTTGAAGATGAAGAGACTTTTGATGATATTGAAGAAACTATCATAATTAATAAAGTATGGGTAGCCAAAGAAAGAGAACAAATGTGGTTACAAAACCCAGTATCAGGATATTGGTATTCATTGAGATATTTAAAAGACAGATTTAGTACCTTAAATCAAGGTACAGGAGTATATTGTTTTGATAAATGGATACAAAGAATGAGAAAACAAGGGCTTAAAATGTGTGGACAGTTTCATGATGAAGTAATTACTCCTGTGAAAAATAATTTAAACTCTAGGTCAGCAGTAGAATTAATTATGAAGAGGTCTGTACAAGAAGTAAATAGTCTTTTAAAATTAAACAGAGCATTAGATATTGATGTCCAATTTGGAGATAACTATGCACAAATACATTAAAATATGATAACAAAAACTCAATATAATTATATTTGTACTACAAAATCAGGATTAACAAAGACTTTAAATTTAATGGTAGGTTCATCTATTGTTCTTTGGGATCTTAGTATGGGTCAATCTTTTATAACTATTGAAGATGCAGAAATGCATATGTGTAGAGAATATAAAGAAGTGACTTTAGACACTAAAGCAGTAACCACTATTACTAAAATAGAGAAGCCAATTGGATATTTTATGACTGTTGGTGGACAAGAGCCTATTATATGGTGTCAATGTCAAGGTGTTTATGAAAATGATGGAATAATTTGTCCTAAATGTAATAATCCTATGCCATAATATGTTTGATAACTTAAGATTAGGACCATTAGTAGCAGTAAAGAAGTTAGATCAGAAAAAGAAAGACTTTAATTATATTTTAAGTGAAGGACTTATCCCTATAAGATTTGTAGAGAAAAAGGATATTACAGAAGATATGATGAATCAATTTGAAGCTGACTCTAGTGTTAAAGACAAGGAAAATGATTTTATAATAAATGGAGTATTTATTACTATTTATTATACAGATTTATATCAATAAAAACTAAGAAGATGAACAAGAATCAGATAAAAAGCAAAGTTCAAGCAGAAGCCTTGAATACAGTAAGAGAAGAAAATAGGGCTATTGTGGTAGCAGCCACAGGAGTTGGAAAGAGTAAGATAGCTATTGATTATGCTAAAGAGATAATAAAAAGCAATAAGAAAGCTAAAGTGCTTATTATAGTACCTACTGAAAAGTTAAGGGATGAAAATTGGTTAGAAGAATTTGACAAATGGAATGCCAAAACAATTTGGAATAAAAATGTGCAAAGATTTTGTTATGCATCTGCTAATAAGATTAAAGACCAAGACTTTGACTTAGTAATAATGGATGAAATTCATAATATTACTAAGAATAATTCATTGTTCTTTAGTCAAAATAATGTTGATAAATGTCTTGGATTAACTGCTACACCACCTGAAAATAAAGAAAAAAAGCTTATCTTGAAGTCTTTAGGTTTTAAGATAACTTACCAATTAGGATTAGATTTAGCAGTTGAATTAGGGTTAGTATCTCCTTATGACATCACTGTGATAGAGGTAGATTTAGAGACTGATAAGAAGACAGTAACATCAGGAACTAAGGATAAACCTTTTATGCAGACTGAAAGAGCTAAGTATAATTACTTAGATGGTATAGTACAGAGATTAATGTATGCAGGTACAGTCTCAGCAAAAAATTCATTGAAATTTAAGCTTTTAGAAAGAATGAGATTTATTTATAATCTTCAAACTAAGACAGAAGCTGCTCAGTATTTATTAGAAAATGTTATTTCTAAGAAGGAAAGGACTCTCATATTTGCAGGTGGAATAAAACAAGCTGAAGAGCTTTGTGATAACTCATTTCACTCTAAGAGTAAGAAAAGTGACACCTCTTTTGATGACTTTAAAGCAGAGAAAATCAATAGATTGTCTTGTGTAAATGCTTTGAATGAAGGACATAACATTCCTAATGTTGATAATGGATTAGTAGTACAATTAAATTCAAGAGAACTGAATCTAATACAGAGAATAGGAAGAACTATTAGATTTAAAAAAGGGCATAAAGCTACTATTTATATTATTTGTGCATTAGGCACACAAGATGAAAAATGGGTAGCAAAAGCATTAACTAATTTAGACTCATCAGCTATAACTTATGTAAGATATAAGAATTTAGTAGGTGGTTCTGCAACACTTTAAATATGGCATACTTTAATACAACAAATCAAACAGGAGCTTCTTTGAGGGAGGCTATAAATAATTGTAACAATCAAGAAGAGAAAGTTACAGTGATTTTTAGAAGACATAGAAGATTATCTGCATCACAAGTATTAGGATATTATCCAGATGATGTACCATTAACTTCTATTAGGAGAGCTATGACAGGTCTAATTGGGTTAAGAATACTTGCAAAAACTAATCACAAAAGGACAGGTATCTATGGTAAACCTGAGAGTATTTATGAACTAATAGGATAAAACACTTTAAACAATGAAGCAAATAGTATCAATAAATTCTGAGATACTGAGTGCTCTAAGACAATATAAAATAAACCCTGATGAAGCTAAGCTATATCTTCTAGGGGTTTATTTTAATCTTGACACTCAATATATCAGTGAAAAAACAAAGAAACAAGTCAATGCACTTGGACTAGTAAACAGACAATATCTACCTAATTCTGATATAGTTAATAAAATAACTTGGACAGTACCTTTATTTAATGAAGAAAAAGATGAAGCATTTGCTTGGGTAACTGACTTTATGGAATCATTTGGTAGACTAAATCCTGAAAGAAAAGGTACTAAATCTGCCGTTCTTAGTAGAATGAAAAAGTTCTTTGCAGAACATCCAGAAGTAAGAATGGATGATGTAAAAGCAGCAACTCAAGCTTATCATAGAACTGTAAGAGACCCTCAATTCTTAAAATCAGCACATAAGTTTATTTATGAAGGCACAGGTTTTAATAGGGTAAGTATGCTTGAGCAATATGTGGAACAAATTAAGGTTCAAGGTATTGGTGATGGTAGAACCTCTAAAATGAAATAATGAATCTTAAAGAGAAATTTAAACAAGGTATAAAAGGGTTAAACTTTGGATTACCTACAGGACTGAAACAAATTGATATAGCTACAGGAGGAGTGCAAAGAGCATCTCTTTATGGAATAGCAGCAGGTCCTAAAGTAGGTAAAACTACTTTTACTGACTCTGCTTTTGTTATAAATCCTTATCTCTATTATCTAGATGAACTAGCTAAGGGAAATCCTTTAAAGTTAGAGATAGAATGGATTTATTTCTCTTTTGAAATAGATAGAGTAAAGAAAGAGTTTAAGTATATAGCTTTCTTTATGTATCATGACTATAAAATAGAGACTTTTAGGCATAAGGATAGTATTTATGAAATATCTCCTACTTATTTAGAAGGCAAAATGAGAGATAATGATAATGAACTTATAACTGTAAGTCCTGCACATCAAGAGATAGTATATAAAATCTATGAAGATAGGATTATACCATTATTTGGAGAATATGATGTAAAAGGTAGACAGATTAAGAAAGGACTCATAAGGTTTGTTGAATACAAGGAAAATCCAACTGGCTTAAGAAACTATATAGGTAGATATTCTGCTGAAAATGGTACTTGGAATATGGTTGAGTATAAAACTAGTGCAGGAAGAGATAGTGAAGGAAATGAATTGTTCCAAACTAAGCAAAGGAGAGATTCCTGGATACCTAATAACCCTGAAAAGTACACTATAATAGTATTAGACCATTTAAGGAAATTAAAGCAGGAGAGAGGCTTTGCAAAGAAGCAAACAGTTGACAAAATGATAGAGTATCAAGTAGAATTTAGAAATTGGTGTGGCTTCACATTTGTTGATATTATTCATCTCAATAGAGGTATGAGTGATGTTACAAGATTGAAGTATAACAATGAATTTATATATCCTACAGGAGATGATATCAAAGAGACAGGGAATTTATCAGAAGAAGCAGATTATATCTTTACTATGATGAATCCTAATGATGAGAAATATGGATTAAATAAACATTTTGGATTGCAAATTAAAAGTAATTCTAATGAAGAGTTGTATCCTAATTATGTATCAATTCATTTAGTAGAAAGTAGAGATACTGAGTGTCCTATGCATTTTAGAAGCATTATGAAGGGCGCAGTAAACTCATTTGAACCTCTTGTGGAAGCAGGTGGTTATAGTTACACTTAATAATAATTAATAAACAAAAATAAATTTATGGCTAATGCAGTAGCAGTTGTAACAGAGAGTGGGTTTGGGAAAACCACTTCTCTAGGAAGTATCCCAGAATTAGGAATAAAAGGATTGAATCCTGAAGAAACATTTCTAATCAATGTGAAAGATAAACCTCTACCATTTAGAGGTTGGAAAAATCAATACAAGAGAGTTGATATAAGTGCAGGACCACCTAAGGTAGGAAACTACATAGGAACTTCTAATCCTTATGATATTATCAAGGTTATTCAGTATGTAAGTGCTAATAGACCTGATATTAAACACTTGGTTATTGATGATTATCAGTATTTAATGAGTGAAGAGTTTATGGCTAATGCTCTGAAATCAGGATTTGATAAGTTTAACAAATTAGCTAAAAATGCTTATGATGTAATTAATGCAGGCATAAGTGCAAGAGAAGATTTAAACTTCTTCTTATTAACTCATTCAGAATTGATTGAGAATGGTTTCCAAACCAGTTATAAAATAAAGACTATTGGTAAAATGTTAGATAGCAAGGTAACACTTGAAGGTCTATTTACTGTTGTTCTTTATGGTAAACAAACTTGGGATGATAAAGAAAAGAAAGTTACAAAGGAATTTGTAACCAATTTTGATGGACAATTCCCTGCTAAATCTCCTGTAGGAATGTTCCCTAATACCTATATCCTAAATGACTTAGGGTATGTAGCAAAATGTATTCATGCATACAATCATGGAACTAATTAATTAATTATAAATATTTAAAAATTTTTAAAAGATGACAACAGAAAGTCAAAACACAGTACCTGCAAAGGTAGAATTAACAGTATCAGGAATTTTAAATGACTTAAGCAATGGTTTAAGCAGAGCAATGATTCAAGCTAAATACAGCTTGAGTGGTAAAGATTTGAAAGCTTTATTTGCACATCCTAAATTGAAAGGAAAGAAAACAATTCCTGCACCATCATTTGTTTTAATTGATGACACTGCAGAAGAAGTTGAAGCAGTAGAAGCAGTACAAGATATTGAAGTA